AGAAACTCCAACTCAGGCGACCTCTCGCACATGCATTGATTGAGCAGTTCGTCACGAACTGCATCGAATGCCGCGAGGGTGTATGGAAGCTTAAGTGAGTCTGTGGCTCCAGCGTAATCACCTGATACCCAGAAGTCAGAAGGACAATAACGGAACCTTTTTGAGTTTCCCCAAAATTCCTCGTTACCTATGTTAACGTATCCATTACGGATACCTTCTCTGATAGACTTCTTTGAGGGCTGAAGATTCCAGGAAAGTATGAGGGCGTTAGCCTCTCGTTCGCGATCCAGGATGCCCTGTAGGTGTGAGATCTTGAGTGGTTCACCAATCACTACGAATTGGGGGTACCTACGAAGCCACTTCCAAAGTGTCTTCTGAAAAGGTTTCCCATGGTAGTATGGTAATCCGACTCCCGCTGATATAGTCCGAACCTTGAGAGGTTCCGCCAAGGGTACGATGTTGCACTCCAGTGCCCCATCCGCTGTACTCTTAATGTCCTGGAGGATACATTCCTTACGATCATGCGCCGTTAAGTGGGCTCCTCTGAGCTCACCCACTCCGTCTTGAGTCTCTGACATAATTACGAGGTCATCGTAGTGAGTCAGATTCTCTAGGGCAGTGGACGCGATGTGATGGATTGGAAACTCCTCTACCTCATCTGGGGGATCCTGTGCTTTCAAAGCGACCGGTTGGTCATAGGCTTGACGAACCACCGTTTCTTGACCTCCTACATTACGTGCCTTCTCATAGGACGCGTTTTTGGAGGGCTCCGTAAAGGAGCATATGGTGGACTCAGTCAGCTTTATGCCCTCGACGATCTTCATCGTGAGAGTCCGAAAGGACTCGAACGACTTAGTGTCGGGCGCAACCGGTTCCGTGGTTAGAATCTTGAGATGTTTCTTCTGAGCGTCTTGGATATACACGCGAGGAATAACATTACAAGCTCTCTTCACACCCTGTAGTAAGCCAAAGAAGAATTGTGCACAACGCTTGTCCTTGCGACAAACAAGGCGTGCATGAATCATTTTGGCAAAAGGGCAACGGAAGACTTTGTAGTTCTTCAGGGACTCAGGTAAGGCCGGCAAATCCTCTTGCTGCAAAAACTTTGCAAAAGGATAAGCCGTACAGTACTTGGCGTTACGAATAAAGTCCTCTACTTTCCACTCTGCGCAGAGGTTGTACGCATCGAACACATGCTTAGCTTTCACAGCATTAGCCCTGGGTAAGGAATCCAGGATAAGTTCGAGGTACGACTGCACAAAGTAGATCGCAGAAGAGGCAGATGCAGAAGGGACGCGGATTATACACGCATCCCCGGCGAAGTTGAGGTTTTCTACTTCCTCATAGCACTCCGCCTTGTGTTTGGCGCTCGAACCAACACATTCACATAGTAATTCACTGAGAACCTTGCGAGTTTTCTCATAGAAGAACCGTGTGAAGAATTTCGAGCACCCTCCGGGTTGGATCAGTTGCATTCCAATGAAGGACCTAACGTTACGGTAGAATAAATCCGTATCGAGGTTATCCTTCAATATAATGAATGCCTGATCCTGGAACCGTCCGCCTCGGACGGGGACCAGGCCCCCTTTCATCCCATCTAGGGCCCTAAGCGCTTCAACAGCGCACTGGGCCACTTGCTGTTGTACAGATGGTACGACAGGACGATTGTCTAAGAAGAATCTTAGACTCTCGCTGCTTCGACTGACATTTTCATCGTCGTCGACTATCTCCCTATGGTGATTTTTACCCATAGAACACTAACAAATTGTGAGTTAGTGTGAG